CTGCAAAATTAAGAGTAATTGCGGGGGTACTGCCAGAAGTTATATCTAATCCCGTACCTACACTAATAGAAGTAACTCCTCCCGCACTTCCATTTGACGCGGCAGTAATACGCCCTTGAGCATCTACTGTAATATTTGTGTTGGTGTAGCTTCCTGCTGTTACCGAAGTGTTTGTTAAGTTGAGAGACCCCGAAGTAGTTACTGTTCCCGATAACCCCGTGCCTCCTGATACCGAAGTTACTGTACCCGTATTTGTCGTAAACCCTCTACCATTTGTAAGCTGATTATTGTTAGTAATGTAGTTAGCGTTAGTAGCGCCTGTATATCCTAAGTTAGCAAGAGTAAGTGTTCTTTTAGAGTGCGCAGTAATTACTCCGTCTGTAAGGGTTAAAACATCTACTACGTCCGCGCCTGAAGTATCTAAATTAGTATCGGTACCAATAGTAGTATTACCAGAAGACGTTACATACCCCGCTCCGTTAGTAAGCTGATTATTGTTAGTAGGGATAGTAGTACTTGTAAATGCATTAGAGCCAAATGTATATGTCTGGTTTGTTGTTCCGCTTACACTAAATGTAAGAGTGTTACCGCTTTTGCTAATTCCGTTCAAAAAATAGTTCGTATCTGTGTTTGTGTCTGTGGAAGTAAAAGTAATAGTGTTTCCACTACGAGATACACTACTTGCACCTGAAGCAGCAAAGTTTATAGTTTCACCTGCACTAATATTTACTGCTTGTCCTCCCGCAGCTTGAATATTAAAGTTTGTGGTGTTTGTATCTGTAGCAGCAAAATTAAATACACCTGCAGAAGCTTCTGTTATGCTAACATTTGAACCAGATTGAAGAGTAATAGTTCCTGTACGGTATGTGCCAGAGTCTTCTCGAATTTGTGTAACTGTATTTGTATCAGTATTGTCAGAAGCAGGGATGCTTACTGTTTTTGTATTTACAGCAGTAACGTGTCCGCGAGCATTTGTTGTAATACTATCAATTGCAGTAAAACTTGCTCCGTATCCAGGAGAAGCAGAGGTAGCAGTATTAGATCGGGCAATATCTGAGTGGTTGATAGTAATTGTTTCATTTGAGCTTTGATCTGTAGTAAAGTCTCCGCCACTGCTTAAGTCTGTTCCTGCACTAATAGTAATTGTTGCATTATTTGGGACAGTATTCGTATCTGTCGAAGAAATAGTAAAGGTTGGATAGCTACCAGATATAGAGGTAGCACCTCCTCCAGTAAGAGATACAGTTTGGTCAGGAGCAGAATTTGTAATTGTACCATCAGTACCTAAAGTAATTCCTGTTGATCCAGAAAAGGCTGCTCGGGCCCTTCCTTCGGTAAAATACATTGTACCAGAGGTAGTAGTGGCGTTCGGATCTTCTACTAAATCTGCAGTACTGAATCCGGCCAAATCAGACGCACTTACATTAGTTAAATTAGACGCATCTCCATAAAAAGTACCATAAAACCCTGTTGCTTCTAAACGAGAGCTTCCTACTGACCAGCCTGCTGCGGTATCTCCTGTAATACCTACTCCGCTTTCTTTGTATTGAAAGAGTACATTTGCTTGAGTGCCTCTTTCAACTTCAATGCCTGCACTTTCAGTAGGATTAGCTCCAGTAAAGTCAGCATTTAAAGTAATTATACTGTCTCCTACATTCAAATTAGTAGTGTTAATATACGTAGTAGTTCCAGAAAAAGTAACATTTCCAGTAAAAGTTTTAGCGCCTCCAATAGTTTGAGCTCCAGAAGTAAGAACAACAGTACTGTCTACACTAAAAGCATTGCTTCCAGATAAGCTCAATCCTCCCGCACTAGCTGCGCTATAAGTAGTATTAGTATCTGTAAAAGTTACTGCATCTGCATTTTCCCGAGAAAGCGTAAGAGTGTTAGAACTTACAGAGGCATTTGTAACATTGTTTGTTGGAAGCACATAAGCATTTGCGCCTGTAGCAATTCCATTCAACTTTGTATGGTCATCGTCTGTAAATACGTTAGAGTCTGATGCGTTTCCTACTAAAGTTCGTATCTCTGCTGCAGTTTGATCTGCTGTAGCTCCTGTTTCTATACCTGTCAATTTTGTCTTTTCTGTATCTGTAAATACATTTGAATCAGAAGCGGAAGCTACAAGTGTTCTTATTTCAGCCGCTGTTTGATCTCCTGTTGCACCCACTTCTATATTATTTAGCTTTGTATGGTCAGTATCAGTAAAGACATTAGAGTTTGTTGCAGCTTCTACTAAAGAACGAATTTCTGCCGCTGTTTGGTCTGCTGTAGCTCCGGTCTCTATGCCTGCTAGTTTGGTATTTAAACCGGAAGTAAAGTTTACATCCGATTGAATATCTGCAGAAAGAGCTCCATTTGATATACTTACTCGATTACCAACTTTTATACCTCCAAGAATTGAAGATGATGCAGTAGGGAGCGAATAGTTATTCGCATTTGCGGCAATTGCATTTAACTTTGATAGTAGGCTGTCAGTAAATACGTTTGAGTCTGTAGCAGACCCTACAAGAACTCGTATTTCTGCAGCTGTTTGATCTGTAGTAGCCCCGCTTTCAATACCGTTAAGTTTAGATAATAGACTGTCAGTAAAATTGTTATCTGTTGGAGTATCTAAACTGATTGTAGCCTCTGTTCCAGAAATCGCAACATTTAGACCACTAGTAAAGTCAAACGACGCAATAGTAGTTGCTTCTGTACTGCCATCTTCTTTAATTATTATTTCAGGAGTTGCAGTGGTATCTACAATAGAGTTAGCATCAATTGTAACCCCTGAAAGTACAAGGTTTGTTCCATCAAAAAGAACGTGCTTACTTGCATTACCAAATACCATCTTACCGCCTGTAAGATTTAAAAACGCACCACTTTCTGATCCTGAAGGAGAAGAGTCCGCGTCTGGTATGTTTCCGCCTTTTAATGTTCCTGCGGTAATATCGCCAATGTTTGCAGTAATTGATGAAAGATTTGTTGCACTTATATCAGTTGCTGTTACTGCACTCGCTGTTAAGAGAGTAGCAACTACTGAGTTTGCTGTAACTTTATCTGCTGTGATTGCATTTGCTGCAAGTTTGTCTGTTGTAATTGCACTTGCTGCAAGTTTGTCCGTTGTGATTGCACTTGCTGCAATTGCATCGGCAGTAATTTCTCCGGCTACAATGTGATTTGCATTGATTGCATCCGCGTTGATTTCACGTGCATTAATAGTATTTGCTTGAATTTTGTCTGCTGTGATTGAGTTTGCTGCAAGCTTATCTACAGAAATTGCTCCGTCTGGTACTTCTGTAGTTCCATCATCTCCCGTGTTCAAGGTTACGCCGTCCACTATAGTACGAAGAGTTAGCAAACTAGTAAGTTTTATAGTACTACCTGTTTTTCTCAGTTTTGCAATTATAGTATCATCTTCATAATTAGGCCTAAAGTTAGCCCTATACGCTGTTAAAGAAGACTTTGCCGTATCAAAGACCTTATCAATTTTAAGTTCTGTATTTGATATTACATCAGTTACAATAGCGCCATCCGCCAAATTTGTAGGCGAAGTAGTGTCTGCTAAATTAAGAACATCTCCTATTATAACACTGTTTAAGAACCCAGAACCTGTTACGGTATTACTGTTCGCAGAAATATTGACGCTTCCAATAGAAGTCCAAGTACTAGATAAAGCAGTATTTCCTGTACCTACATCATAGTAGAAAGAAGACGACAAAGAGTCTTTATCGTAGTATAAAATCTGTAACTCAGGAACACTACTATCTAAGTAAACTAAATAGTCCTTATCTGCTCCAATATTTGCAACGTTAGTACTGCCTGTTAATACATGAAGAGTTTCAGGGGCTGATGGAGTTGCTACTTGAGCATTGGACGCTTGAAACTGAATAGTATTTAAGGCGGTGATAATAAGCTGAGCAGAAGAAAAAGCCCCACGAGGAATACCTTTTGCAACTCTAGGAATCGCGTCCTCGTAGACGTCTAAAAATGTATAAGATACTAAAGCATAAGGAGAATAGTTTCCTCCCGTAGATACGGCGCGAACTTGAAAGTTCAAACGATCACTGCTAATTCCTGCTAAACGAAGAAAAGTATCGGAAGTTCTTATAGGATTTTCTATGTCGGGAATATTATGCCTAACTTCGTAAGAGTCAACAAAATCAGAAGTACTAGCTTCCCATTCAATCTTTAGCTCTTCCCCAGGCTTATCAGGGTCTGTTTCTAATATCACTCGAGGACTAGTAGGCGGAGCCATTTCGTCTTCGCCGTCTCGAGGCTCTGCTTCTACATAAATTGTTGTAGGAATACTTCCCGTTTCGTACCCGTTGTCTACTGCTCCATACTTCTCGTCGTAGTGTTCAACGGCCGAAAAACCATATTCATTTGATTTGTCTTGGTTTATTGAAAGAACTCTGTACTTTTTGTAAGAGCCTACAACATCTAAGTTATCCTTGCTTTCTTTCAAAGCCCAGATAGTATTTGCTACTGGAGTAGTTTCAAAAGAAGAAACATCGAGAGTATTTGTAGTTCCTGCAGAAGTTGTAACTGTATTTTCTTGTACATAAGAGTACTCTTTCCATACAACAGGCAACAAATGATATGCATCATTTGAGTCTTTGTAAAATGCGTTAGATGCTTTTGCTTCTGTATCTAAAGAAACTGAAGTATACGCCGACCCATTGTGATTATACAAATTTGTAGTAATTCGATCGCCTCTGGAGTATACAGTACCATCTGAAGTTACTTCATCACCGCTACTATTAAGTCTAAGGTCTGACTGTCCTACATAAAATACAGCGGGCTCTGTGACTAGGGTACTTAAAGTATAAGTGGAACCTGCGTTTAAAGTAATAGAACGATCTAGAACAGCAGCAGTGCTAGTAGCGGAAGCCAATCTACCACTATATTGAACACCTTCCCTATCTGCGTCTTGTACGTTAATTACATCTCCAGGCTTTATGTATAGAGAGTTTAGTGCTGATTTAAAGCTAACTACCTCTGTTTGCTTTTGGGCAGTCCACAACTTCCAACGACCGTAACGAATTGCCTGAGCTTCAGACGTACACCCAAATGCTACTACTTCTTCCGTTATTATTCTTTTATCACGAACAATGGCTTCTCGATCTTCTACAATAAGAGGCACAGGCTCATAGTTTGACTTTGGATCGTTCCAAGTAACAATTACTTGATTAGACCTAGTCTTTAATCCTGAAGACTCATATCCAAACTTTCCGTCTATAACGTTTCCTTTTGTAAAATTATAAACAGGATCTGAAGGAGAATCTTGCACAGGAGTAAGGTGCCCATCCATCCAGTAGAGCATTCCTGTAAAGGTACTAGCAAAATCTTTTAATACTTTGTAGACATCAGTAGCTTTTGTAAGCAGAATATTTGATCTAAATCGTGGCTCAGTACCTCCAGCCCCGTTATCAACAAGTTCGTCGCAATATCGTGCAATTCTGTATAAAGAGTATTTATCTACGTCAGACTCTCGTATCCATTTACCTGCTCCGTACCTATTGTTTGTAACAATATCATAGAATATCCAAGCAGGGTTATCTGTATACTGCAGCTCGTTTTTAAAAGTACCGTCCCAGAACTCTTCGTATTTTGCAACACCGTCTGCAGTATATTCTCGTGGTGTATAAGTGCTAGGAACTTGTACTTTAAGTCCTTGCATAAGGTAAGACATTTTTGGAGGTTCTTGGTATTGCTTTGAAGAAAAAGAAGTAGAAATTAAAGCAGTATAAGGATAAGATAGTCTGTCTTTAATCACGTATCCAAGAGTATCTATTTTGGACTTTGCCATAAGAGTCCACTTTTCTTTATTAGTTACACCGTTTCCATGCCCTGTAGAATCAACACGTAATCCAATGTGTCGAGTTAGTCTTATTACACGAATTTTAAAGCTGTCAAAAGGTCTATACTGATTTATTCCAAGTACATGGTTAAAAGAATATGCCGCATTTGTACGTCCTGTATGCTCTACATAACTACCGTCCATAGGAAATGCATTTTCCCACTCAGAATCCTCTCCATCTAAAGTAGTTTGTATTTGAATTAAATACCGAGCATAAGAAGCGTATCTTTTTCCACTATCTCCACTTATGTACTGTAAGCCCCCAGGATAAGTAATTCGAAGACTAATTTCATCTACTTCGGCACGTTGAGCTGCAGTAATACCAAAAGCAGTATCATTCAAAACTGTAGCATCATTTGCAACGTCATCTTGTGAGTCGTCAGGAAGGCCATCTTCCATTGTATTACCAAGACTACTGCTTTCTGGTACAGGGCTAATTCCACTTAGTTTTCCGCTTCCAATTACTTTTAGCTCATGAGCAACAGATGTAGTTGCTGCAATAGCTCCGCCTACTCCTCCAATTTCATTTAGAGGATCTTGATAGCGATGCCCAGGGCGAAACTCTACTTCAATTCCTGTTATCTTGCTAGGATTTCCAGAAGTTTGATTACCTGATTGAAGAGGAGGTATTTCAAAAAAATACGTACCCGCAGCAGGAGGGGAGTAAGATTGTTGTGAGTAAGTAGATTTTAATGTTATAGAAGTTGAGCTATTTATAGTATCAATGTAAAATCCATATGAAATACTAAGCTCATAAGTGCCGGAATCTTCAACTACATCGCTCAGACCTTGAAATATAAAAAGTCCTGCACTTGTGCTTGAAAGTTGAAACTGGCCTTTTATTGTAACGCCTTCTTTTTTTAAGTAAGCAACTCTTCTATAATCTGCTGTAGAGTCCCAGGAGTCATCAGTAAAAGGAGTTCCTGAAGCGGCGGATAAGTCTACGCTTGTATAAGCTGCAGAGCTTGTAACACTGGACACAGTTACTTGAGTAGTTTTGTATCCTTTTAGTACTAATTGTCGAGGCACTCCATTAGGGTTTACTAAATTTGTAGGAATTGATGCTCCGGTTACTGAAGTATTTGTAAAGCTTGAACCATCAAAAGTAATTTTTCCAGAAGCGGTACCTTCTACAGGATTATAGCCCCGCACTTTTGCATCATCGGAAGCAACATCATTAAAAAATACAGAGGAAGCTCCATGTTTTAATCCTCGCACAGGACCTTCTGTAAGTATATCAGTCCTTGAAATGTTTTGTGAGCTTACACCTTTTCTTGCCGCCATTCTTAGCTACCTCCTAGCTGTGTTTGCTGTATCGCTACCAGCGACCAATCTATTGTTCCTGAGCCGCCCATAGGTGCAGAAATTCCTCCTGCGCTTCCTCCGGTAGCTCCTATACTTTGTGCATCATATGAGTTTCCATTACTTTCACCAGAAGTAGCTCTCTGGCTATGATTTGCAAATTGAGTACTTTCGCCTCTTGTATGAAAACTTATTGTTCTTCCAGGTATTCGTAATTCTCCGTATAGTACAGGAATGGGATCGCCCTCTGCGATATTTTGTTTGGCGCCTTGAAAAATGTAACTTTCATCTTGTTGATTATCAGTAGAGGGATCTGGAGCCATCATCTGTTGTAGGCCTCCTACTGCAAGATTAATCCCTATACCTAAGGCCATTTGCCCCAATATAGTACCGCTTGCAGACACTATACCGCCCGCAATACCTGAAGCAACAGAACCAAATGTCATAGTTCCAGCGGCTGTAGTAAAGGCTGCAGACCCTGCCGCTGCAAAAGCCGCCATTCCTCCAGTCATTACAGTAACTGCTACTGCTGCAAGAATTTTTGCAGGGCCGCTTTTAGAACCTGCAGGAACAGGAGTGATAATCATATCCCCTTCTCTATAGAGAAGTAGTGCTTCGGCTTCGTTTTTAATAGGTCTTCCTTCTACTTCAAGTATAAATCCAATATTTTTATCATGACATTCCTGAAGATAAGGCATAAAACCATTAAAGTTACATTTTAAACATCGAAAAACTTCAACAAAAGAATCAGCAGCTATCTGAAGTTCTTTTCCGAAACGAACTCCCATTTCCCCTTCTAAGTAAATATTACGTTTCATATCTATAAATTCCTACAATGTGCTTTCTCCAGAAAGGGTATAATGATTCTCTGCAAGAAAGTCTATGTGCTGCATGATGAAAAAAGACATCATTTCCTAAGTATACTCCACAGTGATTAGGCACCCCTGCGTCTATTTGAAAAATTAAAACATCGTTCTTTTGAGGGCTATCTACCTTAGTTAATCCCCAGTTTTTTATGTTTTCTTCTGTAAAATAATTTAAGCCTTTAGACCACCAGTCGTCTTCAAATAGGTCTCTTGGAGGAATATTTATTCCTTCTGAAGCAAGCCAATCTCTTGAAGCTTCAAAGCAGTCCGCACTAGCAAACTTATACTCTCTGCCCAGCAGAGGATTTGCTCTTACTTTTGGCTCTAAAATATTAAGTTCCATTTCAGGATAACTAAAAATATAGTAGGGTATTCCTAAAGCATTACAATTATCTATATCTCCTTCGCTAGGCGTATTATCAGAGTCTGGATGATTATGAACTATTGCTATAATATCCATACTTCTCTTATACTTCATATAATCAGCAGAAGACATTATAAAGCTTTCATTGTCTTCTGCTACATTTTCGCAAGGAAAATATCGTTTTTTACCTTTTACAACTCCTATAATCCCGCAAGCTTCTTTAGGGTACTCTGCTTCAAAATGCTCCTGTAATTGTTCTATCACTTAAATTTTCTCGATCCAGGAAACCCACCAAAGGGCAAAGTAAAAGAAGTATTTAAAGTATCATTTGTATTGTTTCCTTGGAAACGTTTTTTACAGCCTGTAAGAGTTTTTGAACATACGTCTAATCTTTTCCAGTAAGAGGGGTGCTTAGTAGGGTCTCTATTAGCCGGTACCGCTCTTGTTGCTTCCCATATTTGAACATGTCCGCCTCCAGTAGTTTTAACTTTAGCATCTGCAGCATAAGTACCGCTACTAGACCAAGTAGAAATACTAGTAATATTTCGAGTAATTAACTCATCTTTTTCATTAAAGAATCTTCCATTTCCGTTTAAAGGCCAGTTACACCCACCTTCATTGTTTAACGGACCTCCTTGATACCTCCACACACAGTATCTACCAATTACTACTCGTCCTGGTACTTTTACTCCTTCTACGTCAATTGGGCTAGCAAGCTCAAACTCTACCATTATACTATCTTCTGAAGCCACTCTGTCGATAATGTAAGTTTGGCTAGGAAATTCTACAGGAGGCGCCGTTGGGTGTGCGTCCGTACTTTTAGAAGTATTTGAAAGTAGAGTTCTTCTGTAGTCTATTCTAGTATTTAAAAAACTTTCATTTTTGTATAGCCCTTCATCTGCTAGAATAGAATAGAGAGTTTCTTCGTCTGCTGTCCCATTTTCATCGTTTGAAATAGAACGAGTAAGAGTAGGGATATTTGCAATTCGTAAAGAAGGCCGAGGGCTTGCGCCAGCACCGTTTATCTCTACTCCTTCTATACTTACGGGTATAGCGAAATATTCTTTTAGCGGGTACTTGTTATAAGTAGCAGACTGATCATCTGTATCTAAGGTTTTACTTGGAAAATAAATATTACTAGACCCATCATCCAGTCCGTTAAAGATGTATACTTTTGCGCCGCTTGGTAGAGTTACATCAAATAGCTCTACGTAAGCGTCTTCAATTTCTTGAAGCTGTACTGTATCAATTAAATCTGTCATAATTAGGGCTCGTAAACTCTTCTTAATTCGCAACTTAAGCTGTGGTTAGTTGCTTGTCCATAACTTATATTATAGTCGTCACAAACTACTTTAATTGTACTCGTAGTAAGATTTCCCTGACTAAACTTATCTGTAATTACAAAGTCAAAACTTTTACCTGCGCTATCGTCTAAAAATGCTGCAATAAGATTTATATCTGCGGCCTCTCTATTTTTGAAGGATATGCTGAACTGATCTTGCTTTGTGTTAATACCGTCTAATACTCTCTGCTCGTACCCATCACCAAACTTTGCTGTAAGCACGTTATGCTTAGACTTTCTTGAAAGCCCTCGATCGGCGACTGCTTCGAATGCGCCAGAAGTGGTACCTTTCAAATTTGTTACTTTACTTGCAGAAATTGTAAAACTAAACGTTGCCATTATGCTGCTCCATGCTTGTTAAGGATTCCGCCTGCTCGCTTCTGGTTATGAAGCTCTTTCTGTACTGCCGCAGCAATAACTTGTCCAAGATTTTCACCCATTGCTCCATTTGACGAAGATTGTACTTGGCCATCAGTAGATACATTTACAGTAACATTGTTGTTTTGCATTCCTCCGTTCCCGTTCATCTGTACAGGGATAGAATTGCCGTTTGGAAGAGGCACTACAGCTTCTCGACCGTGTAACATTGCAAGATGTCCTGAGTTTGGACCGTCCGCGATACCGCCTGTAGCATATCCGGATACTTTAGAACCATTATTCATGATTCCTCCGTTTTTAAATCCGAAGATACTTAAAGCACCTCCGAGTATAGGACCAATACCTGGTATCATAGAAGCAAGCCCACTGAGCAACCCTCCTCCGGCACCGGCACCTCCGCCGAAGAGATTGCCTATACTTCCAAATAAGTCGCCAAAGCTCCCCATTATATTGCCGAATATCGAACCTAATCCATTTTTAAAACTTCCAAAAATATTGCCTATACCTTTTAAGAAAGGGGAGTCGAAGTTAAATATAGTACCTAACTTGTCAGTAAAAGTATTAAACAGTTTCTTAAAGGGGCCTGCGTCGCCCGCAATATCATTGATCATATCGTCAATACTTTCTGACGAGTAGTCTCCTGTAGCAAGCGGGTCTTTTGGAGGTTCTTTTTTCATAATTTTATCTAAAAGACCTGCGCCGGGTTTGCCTTCGGGGCACCCACAAATATCTTTTACATACATTGGATTAGCTTCGCTTGAGCCTAGTTCTCCTGATCCAAAAATAGAGGGAAGACCTGGAATAGCTCCTGATGCAGCAGCACCTCCTCCAAGGCCGGGGCCTACTGCCTGAACATACATAGGATTACTTGGACTAGCCCCTAATTCTCCTAGGCCTAGTGCTTCCAGAATAGGAGAAATAATTAGCTTATCAGTTACAGCTTGTTGAATTGCTTGTAAAAAGTTTCTTGCAATTTCTTTTAGCTTTTCATTTAAATCCATGGTTTTATCAGATAGCGAGTCAAAAATTGCATTTACGGCATCATTCATTGCACTACGGAATGCATCTGCAGCAGTTCTAAGTACTTGGTTCATTGCTTCTGTAGATTGTAGGGCTCTTTGAGCATCTCTAACCATTTTTCCAAGACCATACTCACTTGCCTCTCTTGTAGCAAGAGCCGCGTCTTTTGCTGCGTTTCTTGCGCCTTCATAGTTACCTCGCATGAGTTTTGATGCTAATGCGTCTGCTTGTTCTGACCCGGGTTTATCTGTTAGTTTTAGCTCTATTGCTAACTTCTTTAACTCCATTGCTGTTTGTACACGCTTAGCTTCGAGCAAATCATACTCTAAGTCAATTGCTATGAGTTTATTATCGTATTCTGCCTTAATCATAGGCTTTTTTAGTTCAACTTCTTGTTTAGCTAAACGCAAGTTTTCTTGGGCCTGCATTCGTTCTGTATTAGCAAATAAGTTGTTAACTCCAGCAGCTGCTATTCTTTCTGCAGATTGACCTTTTGCTATCTTTAGTCGCATCTCAAGAACTTGTTTTTCTGCTTGAAGGCGTTTCTCTGTCATGTCTAACAGCATTTTTTCATTTTGTTTAATTTTACTAAAATTACTCATTGCTATTAGAGCATTTTCAAGTCCAAGAGTTTTTTCTTTTTGTCCAAGTATTTCATCATTTAAGACCTTTTGCTGCGTTAGTAGCCCCACCTGCGCTCCTAAAAGTCGAATTTGTCTTATTTGAGCTGGAGTAAGTTTTCCATCTTGGAACTCTACCGCTGCTGCAACAATTGCTTTAATTTCGTCTTCTTTTGCTTGTCGTTGGTCCGTTAAACTTAAACTTTTATTCTTTAATGTAAATAGTGCTTGCTCTGCTGCAGTCATATTCAGAGTGCTTTGAGTCATTTCTTTTTGCAAGTTTAATGATCGTAATTGAGCTTCTGTTCTTGATTCGTTAATTTTATTAATTACTGCAGCTTGTTGTATTAACTTTTTTTGCTCTTTTACTATTTTAGGATCCAATCCTTGATAGGTTATAGGTACAGTAATAGGTGGTACCTCAAACCCAAATAAGTCTGATAACTCTTTAGCTTTAGTTATATTTCGAGGCTCGGCTACATCTAGTGTATATGTAGGACTATCTCCAGCCATCTTATCAATAACGTCTAGCCTTGCCTGTATAGCATCCAAAGTTGTTTCTGCTTGATTTTTTGGAGCAAGAGAGTTTGCAAAGCCTTGTACAGCCATAGCTGCGTCTTTTGCGGCTCTTTCTCCACTTCTTATTGCTTCACCTAGCTCTAAAGCCGCATCCCTTGTCTCTAAAAGTTTCTTTGGGTCTCCACTTTCAACTGCTGCACGAAAGTTTCTAAAACTCTTGAAAGACATACCAGAGCCTTTTTCAATTCCATCCAAGCCTCCAAGTATTTCAGTAAAGTAATCTTCTGCACCTTTTTGAGCATCTGATAGTCCTAAATCCTCTCTAACAATCGACTTTTTTAAAGCACCCATGTTTTTTTCGAGAGTCTCTAGTGACGCGGATTCTACGTCAAAATTATATTTACCGCCCTTAGATGCGTAGTGTCGCTGAATATTTTTCATACGCTTTCTAAGTCTTTTCTCGAAGTCTTCCTCTACTTCTTCGCGTCTTTTTAAAGTTTCTGAGTAAAGCTTTAAATCATCTACAGCTTCTTTTGCATTGCGTTGACCTAGTGCAGATGCAACATTTCCAAACCCTTGAACAGTTCCCCTGTTTCCTTCTGCAAGTATTGTTTGAATCTCTGCAAAGTTTTTTAGTTCTTTGTTCAACTCTTGTAGTTTTTCTCTACTTCTTTGATACGCATCTGCTTCTTTATCCACTTTTTCTGTATTAAATCCTAATACATCTGCAAGTATTTGATAAGCTGTAACTGCTAAACCAACCCATCCCAGCCAACGAAGAGCAAAATTAAGACCCGTTGCAAGAGCTGCTCCTATTCGTTTTATTGCCGCTGCAAGACCTGCGTACATTGCTTTTGCTTTTGCTACGTAAACTCCCGTTGCGCTTAGCTTCTTTTGCTCTGCAAGCTCATACTGAGCAAACATAGTATTTATTTCTCGAACTGTCGATATATGTAAGTCTTTAAATATACCTTTAACTATAATTCCATGTTTATTATAATTTGCTTCTGCGGCTTTTAGGGCTTTTTTAAGATTTGCAGTATCTGTGCCTGTCATCGTTCCTGTGGTTAATCGCTGTAACACAGGGGATTTATTTGCGGCGTTTAATTTTTGCTGTTTTGCCAAGTCCATAAGTTGAACTTTAAGAGTTGCAGCATCTGTAGTAGCACGCTTTGCGGCTAAAGACATTTCGCTATAGTTAGCTTTAGCGGCTTCTGCCCCTATTCGTGCGTTTTTAGCAACATCTTTAAAGCTAATGCCTAAAGCAGATAAAGGGCCGGAAGCCAAGAGACCAAAAGCAGCAATAGCCAATTGAGGAGTTTCAGTAAGAACTTTTGCTATAGGACCAACTAAAAAATCTGCTAAAGCACTCAGCTTTATAACAATGTCATCAAAAGCTTTTCCTAGTTGAGAGTAGGCATTAGCGGATCCTCCAGTTACTGCAAGTATTTTGCTATACTTTTGTTCGGTTTGTGTAAGCACGTCATTTGCTACAGCCTGGCTTCTTTGAAAAGCGGTTAGCTGGTCTGCGTCCACCCCTAACTCCGCCGCATACGCAGCTGTAGCATCTTTTAACCTAAGTATAATACCTAGTTCGTCTAGTAGTTCGGGCTCTGCTTTTGTAACACCTCTTACAAGTCGATTAAAAGAATCTGTAACGTCCCTGCCTAAAATTATAGATGCGTCCTTTGCGGCAGTACCTAGACGAGTTAATTGGTCTGAACTTAGTCCTGCTGCAGTACCTATAGCCGCGGCTTGAGCAGCGTCTTGAAATGTAACGGTTGCGTCCGTTGCAGCAATAATATCGTTAGTAAGTGTACGAAGGCCTATACCAGTAGCTGAGGCATACGCTTCTTGTCCTGCCTGCAGTGTTTGTAGGTCTCCTGCTCTTTTTAAGAACTGAAATGCAGCACTAACTGCAAACAGTTGAGCGGCTAAAGAAGCATATACGCCAACAAAACCCCCCATGCCCGCAGAAAATTTTGAAAAGTTTTTTGAAGCATTTGCTGACTGATCGCCAAGCCCCTTTAGGCCTTTCTGAAACTTATCTCCAGACTTTTTAGTTTTTTCCTGGACATCGTCAAGGCCTTCCATCTGTCCGCGTAATTTTTTAACGTCGACAGTAGCTTTTGTCATTTTGCCGTTGACTTCAATATCTATTTCTATTTTGTTTGCCATTAGCCTTGAATATTATGGGCGAGATTTTTTCCGCCGCTTTTAGCTCTACGCTCATCCGCTTTACGTTTATCTTCTGCTTTTTTAGCACGGAAAGATATTAATTCATGCTCGTATACTTTCATTAAATATACTATTTCTTTAGGGTTTTCTATCTCATGTAATTTAAAAAAGTACTCTAATCCGTGCCAGTGTTTCCCCATATACGCTCCGCTCATTCCCTCCCAATAATCTGGCAATAAGCTAAACATAAAAAATGCCACTTGAACCTCCTCTGGAAAATCAGACGGCTCGAGCGGCATTTTAGCAGGGTCCGGTTCTTGACCTAATTGTTCACATAAAAGTAGATACTTATCTACATCTACGTTAGATTCTGACTCTTTTATGTAACGCGCTAGAAGAGTACGTATTTCTTCTAGCTGGTCACTGTAAAATTTTCTAAGTCACCAACTGTATCAGTAACCCACGAGTCGAATGTTGCAGAGTTTTTCATAAGAAGTTCTGCGTTTTCCTGAGTATAAGGAAGCTCATCTTCAGGGTCATAGGCCGAGACATCTACCAAAAGAAGCTCTTCTAGGTATGAAAACTTCAAGCCAGACCATGTTTTAATTACACCTTTACAGTATTCTACAAGAAACTTTTCTTCGTCTAATACTTCTTCGGGTTGTCGAGTTCGCTTATCGAATTTAGTTGTTACACATTTTTTGCGTAACTTTAATAGTTCTTCTCGACCCAAGTAGCATAAGCTAACTTTCATACCTGAGTATCCAGGAAAGTCAATAGAAACTGTTTTGCTAGGAGTCATAAGACTCGATAAAGAAATAGGTGAATCGCTCATTTTGTGTCCTTTAAGAGTGTAAATTTATATCTTGTAATTATAGGTCAAAGGAGGTGAGATGTCAAGATTTATTTTTTGTAGGAGTAAAGAAAAGGGGCCGAAGCCCCTTAGTGTATCATTATTTTTATTATGCTGGGTTAGCACCCGCGAATTTAACAGTTACTTCGTCAGTTCCGCCAATTGTAGAAGGCAGCGCCTGGAAAGTAGTCTCAATTGAGATTACGTCTTCTACACTGTGTGCAGGAATCTCAAAGTGAGCTGTTGGGAAGTTAAATTGGTAACGAGGCCCTTGATCATTTGTAAATGCAGCTGCATCTCCTACTCCACCTAACTTAAATGTAAGGTTGAAAGAGTTTACAATTTTGTTTCGTGCTGCTTGAGTCGTAAGGTCATTAAAGAAGTCTGTAGAAGTACCGGTATTAGTACCAGAATCAAGACCTAAATAACAACTGAACGAACCACTTACTGAACGAGCTCCAGTAACGTGACCAATTGGAAGGTTTACTGTTCCAAGAGTTTCTGGAGTAAGGAATGAAATATTGTTTGAAATAGTAATATTTCCGCCTGTAAGAGTTAGTGTGTACACACCACTGCCAGAACCGGGGAATGTAGTTGCATCATTAGCAGTAATTGCTAGCTGAGTTAATCGGTTACGAATAAAGTTATTTGTAGCGCCAATTGCTTCAAATACTGTACGAGTAGGCTTTGAAGACTCTACAAGAGTTTTACCAAAACCAGACCATGCAATTGTAGCAATACCATCTACATCAAAATCAACTGATGCTTCATTTACTACTGCTTCATCTAACTTGTATACAACCGGGTCAGTACCCCCGTCATCAAGAGAGAAATAAATATTACAAGTTCCAAGAGTCGCTTTGTTTGAGCCAGCAAAAGATAAAGCTGTTAAACCCGTACCTGCACTAGTATCTGGAGCCGCTGTAGAGCTGAAAGTTAAGCCCGAAAGAACTGTAGCTTGAGAAGCCCCTGGAGCAGTATAAGTTGCGGGTCCTGCCATTAAGGCCCACAAAATTTCTTCTACTGCGTGATGCTTATCTGTACCATCTTTTTCTGCATTACCTGCGGTACTACCGCCTTCTGAAAGGAAAGGACGAGCATAAGTGCTAAAAGACCACTCAACAGGGGCCAAGGAGTCGTTAAATACTTTTCGTCCGCGCTTACTCGTGCCTGCGGTGTCTTCCATTTCTGAAAGAGTAACCTCGGTTGAATTGTTTGCTTGTGAGAAGCTAAAGCCATCCAGTACAGGAATTTCCCATACATTAGACCCGATCTCAATATACATCTTACTGTCTCTACTGAAATATAAAGTATCGACTGCCATAGTTTATCTCCTATGTAACTTGAAAAGACTTGGACGTGAACATTTGTTCGTGCCAGTATTTTCTAATAACGAACCTCTATCTCGATTTCGCCGACGCCTAGAGGATCGAGTACACCTTCATCAGTAACAATACTAATAACGGTAATTTGCTGAGTATTATACTCATTATTCATTGCATCATAGTACTTAAGTCGGGAATTATCTTCAACAACTGTCTCTATGTCTTCCATTAACAAATTCAGTGCTTCTGTTGCGTCTGTATCGTCTGATACGTAGCAACGAATCGTAATATTTAAGTACCGGTCTTTATAGCCCCCGGCTTGATAATCTCGTGTTTCAGATCCTGCATTTAAATGTATAGCAGGAAAATCCTGAACTTCGTCCCAAAATTTTAAACGAGTTTCTACATTATTAGCAACATCTGTCAAAAAAGCCCCAGAGCCATCAATATCCTTTAGTCTTACTGCAAGAGCGTTTAATATATTAGAGCGTCTCGAAGTATAATTTCTATTCGCCATTTATAGTCTCCGAGTGTATAATCTTCCTAATGCCATATTTGCGGCTATTTCTCTAATTGACTTATCAATCAAATCTCTTGGGTCATAGTCAGGGCTGCCTTGCTGATACCCTTTTTCAAAAGTTTGATAAGGATTTTTTTGATAGGTATAACCTACACTCGGAAACCCTTGAGGAGTTATAGTTACATCTGTAACTCTCACTGAAGAAGCAAAACGACCTGTTTGATTTGTTAAGCCAGGAGGTCCCATATTTGCAGCAACAGTACCTGTAATTTTTGAATTAAATAATCCTAGTAGCTGTGCTAAATTAATATCTGATCTTTTTGCCTTAGGTTTTCGAGAAGTTCTAGAACCTGGGGCTGCTTTTTTGGTGCTACCCTGTGTTTTCTTCTTAGGGTATTTTGTAGCCTTAGGTATAGATTTATTTGCTCGACCTTGTGGTTTTTTAACTTTTTTCTTTAACTTTGCAGTTTTAGTGCCCGATAGCTCAGCGACTATAGCATATTCTATTCTTTTACGGGCATCCTCTTCAATTGAGTCAGACCCCGGCATACCTTGTATATTTTGTCGCTCAATGTACTTTGTTATAGCAGTTTTTAGTTTGGGCATTAGCCTCTTAAAATCATAGGGCTCTGCTCCCGCTTCGTTTGCAGATTGAGGCACTACAGATATTTCTACAGAAAGATCTTCATTTAGTTTAACTTCAGATAATCTACTACCTGATTTTGTACCTGTTGTTGTAAACGTAGCTTTAATTTCTTTTAGTATGTCAGATATTTCTTTTGCTTCTTCTGAAGTAGAAAACCCTGCAAAACTTCTAGTTTGATCTAAAAAGTTAAGTGCCGCAGAAACTTGCGCAGCTCCTACAGTAGTAACTCCTTGGTGCGCTCTATGTACCGTAGACTTTACTAAACCTACTTCTGATCCTCTTGCCGATATTCCAGCACTTTTATCTGCTTTGCCCAGCTCTTTTTTACCTGCATCTCTTAATTTTTTATTAATTAGTTGAATGCCTTTATTTTTTGCTTGAGTGTAAGGAGTTTTTAAGTCTCTACTTGCCCTATAACGCAAAAGCTTTCCTGGAACATACTCTAATACATGCCCTTGCGTTCTAGCTTTTAATGCCCATTGAGCAACAGCATCTACACAAAGGCCTCCTATCTCTAAAAACTCTTTGTTAGAAATTGTTAATTTACTGCCTTCTTCTCTTTTAGACTGTATAGTGTTATAGCCTTGTTTAAAACCTTCCCCAAAGCCTTTATTGGTCATTGTTACAATAGTTGAAAACTTGTCTAACGCGCCTCTTTTATATTCTCGCTCCATAAATGAGCGCATATCTCGTAAGAACTTTTCTGTATTTTTAACTGCCATTAAAAGTTCTTATACATATCAAGCACCCGCTTAATATGGTCTGGAAACGCTACACTATCTCGTACACTTGAAGTGCTTTGGTTCTGTATGCTCGCTCCGCCAAGAGTTTTTCGTTCTTTGTGCTCATCTTTTAAGTAGTAAGTAATTAAATCAACTATTGCTAGTCTTAAGTCCATAGGACAGGCTTCATAACCTGCCTTATATGTAACTTTTACTGACGCCGCTCCGCGAGGCCAGTTTTTATAGGTCGACCCCGTAACGTAAAGTACACTATCCGTCTTCTTGTCAAGATAATAGTCTGTAGTTGGCACGGTGGTGTAACTTTCCGTTACGGAGTCTCTTTTTTCTACGGAAACAATACTATTCACGGGACTTTCAGTTAGTTGAACTAAATGAGTCTCCCAGTCAATGTTGAATTCTTCTACTTTATTAGTAGAATAGTAATCAACAATAGAGTTGCCGCAATAAGTCTTTACTAATTGACTCACTGAAGGTACTAAAGTAGCAAGACGCAAGTCTTCTTTAGGGCTTGCGATGCCTTCTGCTTCTTTGTATTCTGCAAGAGTAATTAAATCTGCGATAA